CATTGGTCTATACAAATCCAATACCCATTCGTTTACATTCCCTCTAATATTATAAATATTGTCCCCGCCCCCTACAGTTCATATCCTCAAACTCCTCCTTCTCCCACCGGAGATAATTTCTCACACCGCACAAACAGCGTATGGTACTATACCTACGTGATTAGCTACAAGGAGGTACAGATGGGTAAGGATCATTTGCGTAAAGAATACGAGCAACTATTGTCCGACATGCTGTTGATGCAGTATCGTGTTGAGGTTTTCCGTCGCAACATGCAGATTGAAAACGGTTGCCATTGTGATCAGTTGAGTTTAATGACCAGCCGTTCTGTTGACGAGTTGTTGGACTTGCGTATTGATGCAATGCGGGAAGTTGAGAAAAAGAAACAGTGGTGGATGAGATGAGTAAGAGTACGTTGTTGATGGATGAGTTGCTGTTCAAGGAGGGCACAGCTCACATTGATACGTTGAATTATGAGTGTCTTGGTAAGTTCGATGTCGATGATACGTTGATGGTGATTGATGTGTATCGCACGAAGGCTGATCTGGAAGCTGGGAAGTTGCTTGGTCGTATTTACCGCCCAGGTCACGCTGAGTATTTCAGGGACTGCGGTGAGATTACTTGGAAGTACTTACGTACTTTGAATACTGAGCCAGATGGAGATGGAGTACGCATCCCATGAGTTTGATGAATACGCGGAGTGTTGGGTCTGTATGTTTCCGCAGCCGTATGAAGCGCGAGCCACGTCAGGTGTTTCGTTTGACGGATCATATGTCTACTGAGGTCCAGGACATGATTTGGCTCTGGTACAAGGAAGGTATGACACGGCGTCAGATGATCTCTACGCTGCTTGAGTTGGGTATCCCTAGTCCACCTATGGTTGTCCCTTGGGGTGACAATGCTATCCGTGCTGTATTGGACAAGTATAAGGCTATGGAGAAAAAGAATGGACAAGCGCAAGAAGCTGAATGATGCTGACATCAATAAGATCCATAGGCTTTTGAAGGAAGGTGTTAAAGGTGAGGCTATTATCCACATCATGGGTATTAGCCACACTCACTTTTATAGGATCCAGCAAGCGTATCGCAATGGGGAAATCAATCTAAAGCGTACATCCCTTCATAGTCTTCTACACATGGTGGAGAACGGATTACCATTTAGGCGTGTGGCATGGCCAGAGGGTATTTACTATTACTACGCTATTGATGAACCGCGCCCGTGGTTTGTTCAAGTCAATATGGAAACAGGCAATGAGTTGATCACGTACAGCCTTGACCTGAACCTCGAAGACTTGAAGGCAAAGGACTGGGTTGCACTTACATGGGAGTCAGTGAGCGACCATGTTGTTGACGCCAACAAAAAGGTAATGGAATGAAAAAGACAACGTTGTATCAATACGCTTTGAAAAATATCTCCGTGGTAGATGGTGACACGCTCAAAGCTGACTTAGATCTTGGGTTTGGAGTCATCCTTGCCAGTAAAAAGATCCGCTTAGAGCACGTCAATTGCCCTGAAAAAGATACTGAAGAAGGTAAAGACGCCACGTGGTTCACTGAGTCTTTGGTGCTCGGTGAACCTAGTGTAATCATCATTGTGAAGAATCACCGTGAAGACAAGTATGGTCGGATTCTTGGTACGATTATGATTGGTGACAAGAGCCTCGCTGACGAAATCATAGCAGGTGGTCACGGCGTTGCCTACGAAGGTGGAAAGAGAGTGTAACTGGCATGGCTAGTGCGAAGAAAACGGACCCAGGTAAGTGGAAATCCATAGTTGCAAGCGTAAAAGCTGGCACAAAAGGTGGAGATCCGGGCGAATGGTCGGCTCGTAAAGCGCAACTAGCCACACAGAAGTACAAGTCGTCTGGCGGTGGCTATGTCGGCCCCAAATCAAGCGACAACAGCTTGGCAAAATGGACAGATCAGAAGTGGAGAACCAGTGATGGTACACCATCAAAGGGTACAAAGCGCTATCTTCCAGACAAGGCTTGGAGTTCACTTAGCTCAGGGGAAAAGGCAGCCACAAATAAAGCTAAGGCTACTGGCAATAAGGCTGGCAAGCAGTTCGTTTCTCAGCCAAAATCAATCGCAGCTAAGACTGCACGATACAGATAGGCATATGACACAAGTAATCACTTACACACGCATGCGCGAGCGTTCAAGAGCGCAGAAGTTGGCTAGGCAGACACATGGATCAGCTGGTTACGACCTTGCAAATGGAACTGCAGAACGTATTCCTATTCATCCAGGCAAACATGTTGTGGTGCGAACTGGCATCCGCATTGACATTCCGAGTGGTTTTGAGGCTCAGATCCGATCCAGAAGCGGACTAGCTGCCAAGAATGGCGTAATGGTACTAAACAGCCCAGGTACGATTGACTCAGACTATCAGGGTGAGGTGTGTGTCATCCTCTACAACGGCGGTAGTGACTTGTTTTGGGTTGAGCCAGGTGCTCGCATTGCACAAATGGTAATCAATAAGCTCCCTGATGTCGAGCTGACAGAGGTGGTTACAGGTGATTTGTTTATGGAGGAGACAGAACGTGGAGACAAAGGATTCGGAAGCACTGGATCTTAATGGACATTACCGACATGCACACGACATGCAGCCCGTTGATGTGGCTGACGCATGGGGTCTAGATCGATATGAGTTCAGTACGCTCAAGTACCTTTATCGCAGGGGTCAGAAGGACGGTAACACACGTAAATCAGACCTACTAAAGGCTATCTGGTACTTGGTGTATGCTATTTCCAAGGACAAGAAACTCTGTGGCATGGTTGTCGAGCTAGTTAAATTACATAACAAGTACAAGGAACACCCAGATGGAAAGAGCAAAGAACAGGCCGATAGCGATGGAGGCCGTAAAGAACGCCCGTTTGAACATTGGAGTAACTGAACAAGGTGGAGAAAACCGTGGAAAAGCAGTTGAGGCTTATCTCGCAAGTTGTGTTCCTAGTTTGCCACCCGGCTCTCCATGGTGTGTTGCCGTGGTTCGATTTCGATTAAAGGCTGCAGCTACAGAGTTTCAACGAACGTATGACGTCACTATGCCACGTACCGGGTACACACCTGATTACGTGGCGTGGGCATACAGGGTGGGCAAGTGGATCAGTGTGTCACAAGCCAAGGCTAACCCTTCACTTCTCCGTGAAGGAGATCTTGTGTGCTTCCACTTCCCACAGATGGGGCGCCATGCCCACATGGGTGTGATTGATAAGATTGGCGACTGGGGGGTACACACAATCGAAGGCAACACATCACCTGAGCTTGATGACTCTGAGTTTGTGGATCGTGATGGAGATGGGTATTACCCAAAGGTTAGAAACTGGAGTGAGCTTGGACCAAAAGGTGGGTTTATTGCTCTAGATTTTTAGGGTACACTTCACTGTTTGAAAATAACTAACAACTAACCAAATGGAACCCCGGCACGGCACATGTCGGGGTTTTTGTTTGCCTGACGTGGTATTATACGCACGATAACTTATTAAGGAGGGTACTACATATGAGTAAAGAATACGCGCAACGTACGTTTTTGCACCACTTGCTTGACCGTCAGCGCATGACTCAGAAGTACTTTGCAGAGTTGATGGGGTGCGATCGCCCTAATGTGTCTCTTTGGATGTCGGGTAAACGCATTCCACAGCCAGACACAATGGACAAGATGGCTGATATCTTGCAGGTTGACCGTAACTGGTTGCGCGGTCACATGCTTGGTTTGTGGTTGGTTGGACAAGAGAAGCCAGAAGTATTGACCGTAATTAAGGATCACCTTGCTAGTCATGCTGAAGGCGATTTTATGGATAAATGGATGGGACTAAGTGCTAAATAAAGTAATACTTACCGGTCGGCTTGTTGCTGATCCTGAAGTTGTAAACACGCAGAGTGCGACTAGCGTCGTCAAAGTACGTGTAGCAGTAGATCGTAAGGGCCGTGAAAAAGAGACGGACTTCTTTGATTGTGTGGCGTTTGGTAAAACGGGCGACTTTGTTGCCACTTACCTGAACAAGGGTCGCATGGTCGCAATCATGGGTAACCTCCGTGTACGCTCGTATGACGCCCAGGATGGATCCAAGCGGAAGGTCTGGGAGATTATTATCGATGAGGCCCACCCACTTGACTCACGGAAGACCGAGCAAGGCGAGCAATCCACGCCAGCTCGAAAGCCAGTCGCAACAGACGACATCGAAGATCCATTCGCATGACACGTGAGAGGATTGAAGAAATCTGTGAAAGCGCAGTAGGCAATGATGCCGGGACATTACTTGCCGACGGGCTAGACGCTGGATTCCTCGGTGTCACTGATGATGGCATAGCTGTTTACAGTAAAGAAAAATGCGTTCGCGCACTCATGGAACAAGATGGGCTATCTGATGAAGAAGCCATTGAGTTCCTTGAGTACAACACATTTAGTACTTATGTAGGCGAGATGACACCAATGTTCATCAACACAGGTTGGGATTAACAGTCCCAAGCTCTGAGTGACTTGTTGATACGGCTGTTTGGATCGTTTGCTGTTTTGCTCGATGTGTTCTTGGCTTTCATGCCAGACATGCGAGCACAAAACGACTTGCGACGCGCTGCATCTTTAGGTGTCTTTGGATTTGGAGCAGGTGGTTTTAAATTTGCACCAGTCGTCTTTTTAAAGTAAGCGCGACCTGCAGCGTTGAGACCACCTGCTGGATTTTGATGTTTTTTAGTAACGCCCATTACTTAATTTTCAGTAGTTTACGCATTGGAGAAGCTGGTGCTTTACCTGCCATTGCTTTTGCTGCTTGTGCTGCAGAGATTTTAGCTGGTGCAAACTTACGTCCACCTGTGGAGTTAGCGCGTTGTTTTTTACCATATTCATCGGCTTTAGCAGGTGACATGCCCATGCGTTTTCCAGCTTCTCGACCAACTTTTTCCGCGTCGTATCCTCTGTTAGACTTTCTAACGTCTTTCCAAAATTGAGCATTTTCTCGTGGATTTTGGCGATCGTAATCTATGTCAGATTCCAAATTTCCGCTTAGTTGATCAATTCTATTGTCGCGAGTTTTTGCAAATGCGTCTTTACCCGACTTAATAAAATCTGCATTTGGACGAGCTTGTTGTGGCATGATGTCACTCCTTTGTGACATTGTACTACTATTTTATAATGCCAAGTTTGCGACCTTTTGCCACAGCCTGGTCGCGTGCTTTCATTCCACTGCATCCGAGCTTCCAGTACAGCGAGTCTTGATGAAACTGTACTGTCCTGTGGCTAACGCCAAGCCCAGTAGCAATCTGCTTAGCGGTCATTTTAGATGCCATAGACTTCAAGATCTCTAATTCACGTGGACTCAACTCGTAATCAAGTTGACTGTTAGACGCTTCTTGACTAGTTGTGTCCTGTGCTTCATCATGGCGACGCCACGTATAACCATCGAAAAACATACCTTCGCGGTCTTGTTCTTCCATACGACATCCTCCTGTAGTACAATCCACTAATACGTGCAGGTACACGACTAGCAAGTAAGTATAACACGTGGGGTTGCAAAGTGATAAATCAAATTAACAAACACATCAATCACCTAAGTGTCAAAAAGAACCTGTACGAAATTGAAACAATTGAGCACGGCAAGAAGATTAATAAGAAGAATCTTATGGCCGAAGAGATGAAAGAACACAAGCTTAAGAAAAAGCCTACAATGTCTGAGCTGTTGGGAATCGAACGTAAAGAACACGTTCGCGGTGGGAAAATTGTAATCGATAAGGAGTATTGATATGCCACAGGGAATGCCGTATCCAAAGGGTGAGATGTCTATGCATGGTGCTAAGTCCATGCGTCAGCTTATGGGGATGGAGAAAAAGGAAGAATCCAAAGCCAAGATGACGACAAAAGGCAAAAAGACAATGCCAAAGAAAATGGGGATGAAGAGTGGAAAAGGCTGTTAAAGGTAAGCAAGTTCCTTCTAAGGAAGACCTGCAAGTAGTTCTCCCTCCGAAGAAACTAATGCAAGGTCAGCGTGTTATCAATAAAGCTCGTGTTATGACGGGGCAAGGCAGATCCATCAATAACATGATGAATCCAGCAGCTCGTATGTCGCCATACCGTAACGCGCAATAGGTGTAGAAATGGCCGAGAAAAAAGAAGAAGATGCACGTATCCCACAAAAGCTAATACAAGGCGCAGGTCTTGCCATTGGTGGTGGGATTATGGGTAAAGCAATCCGTGATCAATATGTTGGCGGTAAGGTCATAAAAGACCTGCGTTCAACAGACGTTAAATTTGATCCTTTTAGGAACAAAGGCGTATTGCTTGATCCAAAGTATGACCCTGCCACAGGTCGTAAACAAAGCATTTTTAATCCAGAAAGAGCGCAGCGCACATCTGACGCATTGCGCACTGATGCTGCTCGGCTAAAACCTATGCGTAAGCAAGCGGTTATCAACCTTGCTGGTCGCAAGGCAGACCTACGTGAATCAGGTGGTGCTGTCCGAGACTTTGCCAAGATACGTCCGCGATTGCCAGAAGGTGTCCGAACAGCTGCAACAAACCTTGGTCTAACTAGCGGTTCACGTGCGCCACGTGGTGGTGCACCAGCATCCGAACCGGCAAAACCAAAGTCAAATGTTACTGGCAAAGATGTAAAGGCTGCTGTTAAGGAATTACCAAGGCCGAGGGATATTAAAAACCAGTTTCAGTTGCGATCAGCTGCAGCACAGCTAAAAGACCAGGCGCAACCAGGACTTGCACAAAGAATCATCAATAAGGCAAACAAGCCTTTGTTCAAAGGTGCCGGTGATTCTGTAAAGCCACGTAGTGTCAAAGGAGCTTTGGTTCGTCAAGCCTTAGTGTCTGGTGGATTAATTGCATATCCAAAACTGGCAGAACTAGCTGGAGAATTCAATGCCAGCAGGATCTTGGGCAAACCTAACACGTCGACTAAGCCAGGTACTGGTAAGCCAGTACAAACCAGAAGCACTACGGAAACTGGTGCAAGCGATGCAGAAGTGCAAGCAAAGTTTGACGACCTTTATGAAAGCGGATTGAAATACGCAAACCGTGAAGGTAAAGACGCTAAATGGTTGCGTCAACATATAATTAACCAGAGTGTACCGCTAGGTAAACAATTTGAAGAATATGCACGACGTAATGTTGGTAGGATTAATTAGTGAATCCAGCTGAAAGGGCGTTGCTGAAACTCCTTCTTAAAGGGCCGACCAGTGGCTTGGCTAAGCTTGCGCTTCGAGGTGGTGGCCCATATGGATGGGCTGCAGAAGCTGCCTTAGAGGCTGCCCCGTATTTAGAGGAATACTATGCAAAGAACCCAGGCCATATTGCTCTACCAGTAGACAGGGGCCAGATGGGTGCTCAACCACAATTTCAGTTTCCAGGAACTGGATACGATCCATTTATGGGTATGCGTTCAACGCCAGTACCTGCTACGTCGAGACAAGATAAAGATTGGGAATCTTTGCAACAGATTGCTACCGACAGGCTAAACGCACTGATGGAAGTAGCAAAGAAAAGGCGAGCAGCTGGCGGTACGACAAAAGATGTAGCAAATGATTGGCAAGCTATACGTAAATCGGGGCTGGCATACAATCCGGGTGATTTTCTACGTGGAGCAGGTGTACGTACACCAAAAAAAGGTAATTACGTCATGAACAACCTGCAACTGAAACAACCTAGCAGGTAAGTTGGTATTATGCACATATGTCTGAGATTGTGCATATTGATGGCGAACGATATCGAGTAAGCAATGGCAAGAAAGTAAAGCTCTGCCACGGCACGAGTACGTACAATGCCGAAGGTGAGCGACCATGCAATAACATTGCATTGTCTGGGCGCAACTATTGTAGATTCCATGGCGGGAAAACGCTTATTGGCCCTGCGCATCCAAATTTCATTACCGGATTGAACTCAACTGGATACAAACGATTCAGTAAAGTTGGTCAGCAACTACTAGATCAAATCAATGAGTTGCGTAATGATCCAGATTTATTTAGCCTTAAAGATGATGCTGCATTCATCACGGCTATTATGGATAAACGCGCCGAAGCAGCAGGAGATGGCGTCGGGATTGAGCAGTACAAAAAAGTACAGGCAGCATATCAGCTCGCGCACAGCAAGTTAGGATCAAGTGACTTTATTGACTCATTTGAGCAAATTGGCGACGTATTGAACGAGACATTGGATATGTTCGCAGCGTCTCGTGACGTCATGGAGTTAATTGACAGACGTGTAGAAATAGTTGAAGCCGAACAGCGAATGATGCATGCTAAGGCGTATACACTAGAAGTCGATCAAGCATTCTCTCTGGCAATGCAAGTGTTAGAGATAGTTAAAGACAACGTGCGTAATGGCGACGAATTAATTGCTATACGCACAGGTGTGCAGAAACTGCTTAAAGTTTATAAAGGCGATGAGACAGACGACGTTATAGATGCGGAGATTGTAGATGAATCAGCGTGATCACGACAAACTAACACCGCGTAGGTTTAAGCAATTCACGCGTCCAGATAAACCACTTTCGCATGCGTTGCTTGAAGCTATGGATGCGCGATTAAAAGAAGTTATAGACACTGGGGACTACAACTCAGGGAGGGCATATCAAATTAGCGGAGCTGAACTAGATTATCAAAAGTGGCTGCGTACATATGCTCCACACGCTGCATCTTCCGAATTAGGAGCACATCACCAACGAGCATGGGAGTGGGCTGAATCAATTGAGCCAGGTAAGCCCCCACGTGCTCTAATTGAGTGCTGGTTTCGCGGTGGCGGTAAAAGTACCACAATGGAACTTATAACGTCTAGAATCGCCGTTAAGGGGTCTAGGCGGTTTCTTGTCTACGTGTGCGCGACGCAAGAAGCAGCTGACCGTCACGTATCCGATATCGCAACAACAATGGAACGGTGTGGCATCGAAAGGGCTATGAACCGTTATGGATTTAGCAAAGGTTGGAATGCTAGTAAGTTACGCACTGCTAACGGCTTTAACGTATTGGCTTTTGGTCTTGATACTGGTGCTCGTGGCGTTAAGCTGGACCACCTACGCCCTGACTTCATCATCCTCGACGACATCGACGAGTTGGATGACAGTGTTAATAGAGTTGATAAAAAAATTGCTACTATAACGCAAACTATTTTGCCAGCAAAGTCTAATGACTGCGCGATCGCGTTTGTGCAGAACAAGATTCACGCAAACTCTGTGATGGCACAGGTGCTAAGTGGTGAACTTGATATGTTGCAAAACAGAATCCAGTCACCAATTGTTCCAGCTATTATTGACTTGCGGTACGAGCCTGTCGAAAAAGACGACGGACGCATGGGTTATAAGATAACTGGTGGGACGCCAAGTTGGGCACATAAAAACTTGGAGGTTTGCCAACGTGAGATCGACGACTACGGACTTATATCGTTCTTGCGTGAATGCCAGCATGACGTTGGTGTCGGAGGTCGATTCTTCCCAGAGTTTAAACAACATGATGAAAAGGGGCAGCCTTGGCACGTAGTTGACACTATTGACGTAAAGCCTTGGTGGCGTTTCTGGGCATCACATGACTTTGGTACAAACTCGCCGTGTTCATTTATGATCTATGCTAGTGACGATCAAGAAAACGTTTATGCATTAGCTGAGATCTACAAAAACGGTATGGTCTCTAGTCAACAGGCAGATGCAGCGTTGGAATTGCTAGAGTCAATGAAATTGGCAGAACCACTTGATTCAGCAAAGCGTAATGAATCATGGCAAACGAAGTTAGAGGCGATTGCTTTTGACTGGGGTAACACCTTTCCGCCTGAAAACCCAGCGCAACGAATTGGTGAATACCCAGTAGAGATCTGGTGGAAAAAAGGCATGCCAGCGGTACGTGCCGTGAAAGATCGCAAAGCTGGTTGGCGACGCGTGAAAGAGTGGTTAGCGTCATCTCGTATGCACGAAGGATCAGTTATCCCTAGGTTACGCATATTGCGTAACGGTTGTCCTAACCTGATACGCGAGCTGGAAGCAGCAATGGCAGACCCACGTGACCCAGAAGAACTCGACAATGGCACAAAGAGCGATCACGCTCTTGACTCATTCCGTTATGGTGTTATGTGGCGTGAGTATCCAGCCAAGTGTGAAGAGGTTGTTGCAAAGATGAAGTATGCACCAACGTGGTTGAAGCCACCTGCTTCCGAGGATTACCTATGACAAATGTCTTTCTAGGGGCTATAGCAGTGTTTTGCATTGTTATTGCATATGCGTGTGTTAGCGTATACTTGACGTTGAAACGACTTGTTGGCAATCCTTGGATGATGAGGACTCTTAGCCAGGAAGATAGGTACCTCTGATGGCAATACAGGACATACTTGGACAATTACTCGGTGGTGGGCTGGGCGCACAACAACCTAAAGTCACGGCAATGCAAACCCCTGACAACAGAGGTACTCTTGGTAGTTTTGATGTTGAAAGCTTATTGCTAAATGATAACAAGAAGCTAGGCATAGACCACGAGAAAAACGATTGGAAAGTAAGTCCTGAAGAAGACGGTGAAGAAGCCAAAAACGTAACTAAGTTCGTCAAGGAACAATTTGATGCATCATATAGAACTCGATATGAAATGGAACTTGAATGGATGCAAGCATTGGCGTTTTTTGAAGGACGTCAGTGGTACAGGATCAATTCGGCAGCGCGAAATCTAGCGTCGCTACAAGATGATAAAGAACCAAACAGATACATAACGATCAATAAAATGAGACCATTGATTGATGGTGTCGTTGGCAAGTTAACGCAAGTTGGACCAGATGCACGTGCTGTACCTCTTGCATACACTGATCAAGATCAAGCAGCAGCGGACGAAGCTAATTACATTGCCGGACACTTTACTCGCAAGTTTAATCGTGAGACACAGCTTAAAGAGCGTGTACGTTGGGCGTGTGTTACTGGTACGTCATTTTTAAAGGTTTATTGGAACGCCAAGTCCGAGCAAGTAATGCCCTACTTTGATATTAACGGGCAAGTGACTGGATACGAGAAGCTACCAATAGGTGACGTTGAGGAAGAAATCATTCCTTGCTTCAATGTATATATTGATCCACATGCACAGACCGACAGGCAAATCCGTTGGATGATACATGCAAGCATTAAGCCTCTTGGTTGGTTTGTAGATAACTACGGTGAAGCTGGCAAGAAGGTTAAAGCTAATGCCCTTACTGGTCAATCAGCTGGGTACGTAGACGCGTATCTTGAAGGCGCCAATGGTGCAGGGCAGGCGTGGACACAACCTACATCTGCTAGGCTCAACGCAGCAGACCATCGCAGGATGGCTGCAGTCGTTTATGAGTATTGGGAAAAGCCAACTGCCCAGTATCCTAAAGGCCGATACATAGTTACATCGGATGACCAGCTTCTTTATGCTGGTATATGGCCATACAACAAGCGAGATGAATTTCCATTTATTCCGTTACGTTGGCAGCCACGATCAGGCACGCCATACGGTCACAGTCTAGGTTTTGACCTTACACACCTGCAGTTAACCTACAACCGTGTTTATAGCCGTGCTGTAGAGCAGATGGAAAAACAGAAAGACTACATTGTCGTAGAACGACGTGCTCGTATCGGTGCTGATGCATTTAATGTGACAGGCGACGACATTAACGACAAGAATAGAATTTATCGCAAGATATATCACGACACTGGTACGCATCCTCCGCAGATTATGCGAGCGCCAGGAATTAGCGCAGACCTGTTTCCATTTCTTCAGTTGATGGAAAAGGACATGGCAGACATAGCTGGTTTGCATGACGTAAGTCAAGGCATGGCACAAGCTGGCACACCAGCTGAGTCAGTGCGCTTATTGCAGAGAGCAGACAACACACAGCATTCGTACATACGCGCAGATATTGAAATTAGTGCAGCTAAAATCAAAGAGTGGGAAATTGCACTTGTAGAGCAGTTTGCTGCAGCTCCATTCATTGGATCAGTAGACGATCAGATGAATCCGAGAGAGTCAACACAGCAAGGTGTAATCACATTTGACGCCATCCGCGATGGTGGGCAATTCCGTGTTGTTTATGTGCCTGGTAGTACGCAAGAGGATAGTCCTGATCAAAAGATTCAAAAGATATCAGTCTTGCGACAGATGGGTTTATTTGGTGATCCTGCTGATCCAGAGACCAATGCACTTGTAGTACGTATGTTACAACTGCCAGAAACTGGAACTATTTTGGAGCATTTGGCTAACCAGCAACAAAAGCAGCAAGAACAGCAGCAGATGATGATGGAAATGCAGCAACAGCAAATGGAAATGCAATCAGCTCCTAAGCAAGCAGCATTTGATCCAGAAGCAGAGCAAATAAAATCTGAGATGCGTATACGAGAGCAAGAAGCAAAGATTGATGCTCAAAGTCAAGCAAAGCAAGATGACTACGCAGGTCAAAAACTTGCGGATATGCGTCAACAAATGATGATGCAACAGATGAATCCGCAACAAAATCAACAAGCTCAGCCACAGGCTTGATGACGTATAAATAAAACATGTGGTAGATTGAGGATAACTAGATGTCTGACGAGATGGTGATGCCAACTCCCGATTCACCAGCGGGAGCGACGGACACGGGGTTGCGCGAAGCGTTTGCTGGTTTTCTGCAGGAGGACGCCGTTCCTGCAGCAACGACAGATAGGGCGTTAAACGTCGATGCAACTACGCAAACGGACAGTGATTCGTTTTTGGAAAACTTACTTGGTGGTGATACTCCAGGTGCAGTGCCTTACGAACGCTTTCGCGAGGTCAATGAACGAGCCAAGCAAGCTGAACAGACGAGTGGCGAGCTGGAAGCATGGCGGGGTGTCATTGATGAGTTCAAGCAGCTAGGATTTAATAGCGCTGCCGATATTCAACAAGCCCTGCTTCAACAACAACAAGAAGCCGAAGAATCTGAAATTCGACAGCGATATGAAAACCTGCAAGCAGCAAACATCCTAGATTCTCAAAGTGCATATGCACAACAAGAAGCTGAGATTACAAAGCTACGGTACGAACGACAGCTCGGACAGATCCAAGAGTACATGCTTGTACAGGAAATGAACGAAGCTATGGGGCAGTACAAGCTTGCATCCAGAGCACCTGAACTTGTGACAAGTCTTATTCAACAAGGCTTGGCACCAACACAAGCTGCAGAGTTTGTTCACAATCAAGTGAAAGCTCTTGCGCAACAACTAGTCCCAGAGTTGACTGGTCGGTTGCAAGCACAGTCACCAACTCCTATGGGCGGTGGACAGTCTGCTGGTCGAGCACCACAGGCACCACGCCAAGGGTCGATGTCTACGCTCTCGCAACTTCTCGGTATAACTCGAAATCCAAACAATCTGTAGGTGATAAAAAATGGCAGTAGATTTTAACGGTGCCCTTACACTTGCAGACTACGCTGCGATTTCCAACGACCCTCTCGTCAAGGAAATCACAAAGAGTCTGCATAAGACGTGGAATGCCGTCAAGGACATTCCTCTTTCGACCAACCCATCCCTTCGTCAGACGGGTATGCGCTTTACGAACGAGAACATTCCAGTCCCAAACTGGACTCCTCTCAACACTGAGCCACAGACCTTCAAGACGAAGCCTAAGTCTTACGAAGAGCAGCTCTACATTCTGCGTAACAAGTTGACGGTTGACCGCCGTATTCTTGAGCAGCCAAATGCTATCGTTGATCCAGTTGAATCGCAGATTCAGATGTTCCTTGAAGGCTTTGCGTATGATTTTAATGACAAGTTCATTAACAACGATCCTACGTCAACCGCTGCTGGCAACTCCGCTGACTGTTTCCCTGGTCTGGCTTATCGTCTGAACAACAACGGCGATTACGATATTCCATCGGAAATGATCATCTCTTCGCAGGACATCTCCGCGACAAACCTTTTTGGTACCACTGCTAAGCCGTCTGGTGCAGCATTTGGTGTTCAGGCAGCTAACCGCCTCGTTGCTGACGTTCAGACCCTGTTTGACAACATGAACAGCCCAGATGGTGATGGAATCATCCTCTATTGTTCAGAACTTGCCAAGCGTCAGTTTGAAATGGCTATTCGCGTGATGGGAATTGGAGCTGGCTTTGATATTACGCAAGACAGCTACGATCGACCTGTTGAGAAATTCAAGAGTGCTACGATTCGCACTGTTGGACGTAAGGCAGACGGTGTGACTCCTGTCATCAGTAATGTGCAAACAATTGCTGGTCCTGGCCTTACAGCTGGTAAGGCTACGTCGATCTTTGCGGTCCGCTATGGTACTGGCTATGTCACTGGTTGGCAGTCTGAGCCATTCAAGCCTAAGAACCTTGGTCTGAGTCAGGAAAACGGCTTTATGCACAACATCCTGTTCGACTGGGGCGTAGGTTTGTGGATTCCTCATACTCGCGCCATTGGTCGCCTGAATATCCAGGTCACAGATTAGGAGTAAATTATGGCAAGAGATTTTAAACTATCGAACTTTACGTTCACTTCTGTTGGTGGTACTACGGCAGGTGCACTAAACCATACGTCGTACACACCAACTGGTGACGCAGCAAACACAGGTACTGTACAGAACTTGTTTGTTGCTGCAGCTGGTACGTCTACTGGTCAGATCTATGATGCTAAAAACATCCAAGGATTCCGCAACAGTAAGATGGACACTGGTGGCTCACTAGCAAACTTCTTGGCAGGTAACGAAATTAGCGCCATCGCTAATGACCCAGCACTTCCAGGTGGTACGTCATACGCAGAAATGTTTATGACGTTCAATATGAACTTGGTATTGAGTGCTACAGCTGCTGATAACAACATGGAAAACGGTGGTTACTTTACCGTTGAAGGTGGTTTTGACAACGGATTCGGAGCCGTTGATGCATCTTCATGGGCACCAATTGGTAACCCAGTTCCTATGGTTATTCCATCAGCTAACCTTGCAGCTGTTGCAGTAGCTGGTAATGCTGTAACCACAGTAAATGCTCATAACTTAAAGCCCGGTGACGTCGTAGTGTTCTACGTTGTTACTGGTTTTTCAACTGCACCAACTGCTAAGCGCTTGTATCAAGTTCTTGCAGTACCTGCGCCTAACCAGTTTACAATTACGTTGACTGGTGGCACGACTGCTGTAACATTGGCTGGTACTCCTACCGCCGGTATTGCTGTGTATCGTGCTCTTGGTGGTGCTATTGGTGGACATCGTGCAGCAGCACAGATTACACCAACACGTCGCAGCTACTACCGCTTGCGTTTGGTTTACGTGACTGCTCAGACTGCTGGGCCAGCGTTTAACCTATCACGTGTCGGAGTAACACTTGGTCGTGACAACGCCAGCACATACTAGGTACTAACAATGACACGATCTGAGATCAAACGGCAAGTAAGGCT